TCCTCTGTGCCACTAAACACATACTCTGTTTTTGGTGTATAGGGAAATTTGATTGGAACTGCCGAGCGGAGTGAAGTGAAATAACTCTTACTCATCTTACCATCTTCTTCGCTCTTGTACCACTCCCAGAAAACCTTACCATCGATATAGTATGCTTGCCCATCGAACCTGTCTGATGATTTAAATACTGCGGAACATCGTTTGTTCTGATATGACTCACGACCGACAACATCAGACACATCGTTCCATTCCCAGTCTTCGCCAGTCAGTGGAACAATCGGGTCAAACTTTGCTAACTTAGAGAATAGGTCGATTGCATACGGAGCGGAAGAACCAGAGTGTCCTTCGTTAGAAAAAACTTCTAATAGGTCAAGCACATGCAAGCATATAGATTCCTGCATCTCATCCATATATTTGCCACTCTCGTCTACCCACCCAGCAGCCCGGAATTCGCTCAGTGCATGTGATTTATAATTACTCATTTTTCGTTCCCTTGCGGGTTAAGTATTTGTAGAAGAACTGACCGATTGGTCCGTACATGTGTCTTGGTCCAACAAAGATTCTTAGGTATGGAAGGATGAATCCAAATCCAATTGTGTTAGGTGATATCTCTATGTCAAAATGTAGGCTCACATGGCTCATAGTCCATACATGGAAGATTAGCCAGTGTACGCTTGTGTCCCATGAATTGTACTCATCTCTGGCACGGTATGTGAATCTTGGTACCAATGGGCACAAGTCGTTACACCACAGTTTATGGAGTGGGTAATGTTCCCACCAATTTAGATCACGTTTAGGTCCACTCATAGTTGTTTCGCCAGTCTTAATATTTTTACTTGTTCTGATGGAGCCAGATATGCTCTTATCATCAGCCGTCTACGCATTGTTATTGGATCGTCACGATGGGTAAATTCAACTAGTCTATTCTCTATCATGTGAAGAACCATATCTCTTGCGAGTTTTTCTTTCACTTCCCTAATGGCAGTTTTGTCTCCATCTTCCATCATTAGTCTGTAGTATTCACTTATCTCTGCTCGGCCCACTACCATCTTTCCACCGATGTCATACTCATGTGTTTCAAAAATTGGATCGGTTGTCATTTTTTATCCTTTACATAAGGTTCGGCAAATGATGTGATTATATTATACACTCCATCCTCACTTATGTCAAATAGGATATCGCCCGTGTGTATACCTGCATATCGGTAAAGTTTATTTTCCTCGTCAACACACTTGAACACATCAAGTTCAATAGATGGTTCACCGAATACATCAAAGTGTACCATTTGCTTTTCATGTAGTTCTTGTAGTTTGGCGATAAGAGATTTAATTAACATATGCCATCCTATACCATCTGATCTATGATTCTTCCCTTGTCACACTCTTTGACTTTTCGTTGATTCTCTGCAATACGGTTTGCTTCAAGTGTATCAATGATTCTTTTGTCCTGCATTATCTTTGCAGTCTGTCTTTGCAACTCAATATGGTGTGTCGTTGCTGGATTACTCTGTCCTATTTTCATCGTTCATCCTTTTGTGTGCGTTTGTAGTTCTCCAGAAATCCCTCCGGATCTCTATCATGTGAATCAATAACTTCTCGCAGAGATTCTTCGATAAGCTGATTGAAAGTGATATCGCGCTCGTGTGCAAGCTTCATGTAACGAAACATATCTTCGTCTGAGAACTCCACTGGAACTGTCACACGGGTATCGTAGTCCTCACCAGCTTGAATAGCCAATGCTTTTTGGAAGAAGTCATCATCCACTTCAAGATCAACATAGTCAACATTGTCCCATGCTTGGTCTTTATGACATCCACGGGCTTCGGCTTCGTAAGCATGTTTCTGAATGTAATTCGGATTAATCATTCTGTACGCACGATCATTGGTGAAATCACATGCATTGACTTCATATACTTCTTGTGTCTTGGTATCGAATGTGATGTTGAAACTAAAACCACCTTCATCTTGAATACCATTCCAACTGTCAAGTGAATAAGCACTGTGACCATAACAAGTCCAACCATAAGCACTGCCCTCAGTAATCTTATAGTCAACCAACTCCATAAAGTCTTTCATCGTAATCATTTTTCTTCCTTCGTATTTTTCAATGTTTTAAAATAATCTTCTTCCAGTTTATCTTCGATTCTTTTGAGCATGTCCAGCAAATCAAAAAAATATTTAACTATTATCATTTTTTCTCCTTAACCCATGTACAAGCAAAACAAATTTTCATCATCCAACGAACAAAGCAATTAGGTTCACCACCTTTAATCGGACAATATGTGATGCCGGTGCCATCAGATGAACCAAACAGATAGCATTTCCACTCACTCATCTCCGGTGATTTGATTAGATGTGGTTTGATTAGATGATGTGAATCACCTGAAGTGGTGATTGGACCTGTGGTTCCTGCAGCAGGATATAATATTTTGTTTTCTTTAATCATTCTCTGTTTCATCCAAACGCTCAGCAATGTCCAAAAAGTTCTGACAGAATTCACGCAGCAAAATATAACTATTTTTTTCTGTGCGGCTCAAGTCTAACTCCTTTAGTGTCTCTGCTTCATCCATTGCCTCAAGGCATTGCCTCATGTCTCGCATGGTGTTTTCAAACATACAGTAACTCATATTCATAACGAATCCTCTATTTTTTTATGTTGTCACAATTTGTGACTTCAAGTTTGTTCATAACGAAACTGTGTGTCTTGTCCCACACATCAGGTTCTCCTGCGAAAAGAAAGACAAATGCAAGAATTATAATAATGTACATGATTAACCTCGTTTAATTATTTTGATGGCCAGTTTTATTTCTGAGATATCTTTTCTTTCTCTCCAGGTACCTACAAAAAATCCGTCCAGACTAATCAACCCACGGAGAACATCGGCCGAGTGAACATATATGTAACGGGGAAATTCGAATGAGTTGTCATGTGTACGTAGTTTTGTTTGAAGATAATGTTCGTATTCATTATATGTTCCGGCGACTATGTATATCCTTTTGCGTGAGCTGATATCATCTATCAGAAGTTTGGTTGGAGAATTCCCGGAAGCGCTTGAAAAAGCCGTTGAATTATTGTTTGCCATTGCAGTACGTGTATAACTTAACATAGTAAGCAAATCTGATAGGTTCATGGTCTAAATCCGGAAGATTCTCTCCAAAAAAAGATTTTAACTTTTCGTAGAAATCATTTACTTGTTCATCAGTCATTTTGTTTATGAGTAGTACTTATCATAAAGTTTTTGCAAAATAGTCATAACCATTTCTGCTGTAATTCCGGAATCTTCTGTCAGGCTGTCTTCGATTGGATTGACATGCAAACAATCAAGTACTTTATCATTCCAAACATAGATACACACCTCTTCTTTTGGTCGATGTTGAATCATATTACCAAAGGTGAATGAATACACCTCATGTTCAGGGAATTCAAACCTTCTCTGGCCAGAATTTTTATGAATGAAAATTGCAAATGATTCCAAGTCTTCGTTGGTACCTTCTTCATAGATAGTTTCACCATTCTCATCTGTGGTTTCTGTTACACCATAACCATCAAATGCAATTTTGATTTCTTTGAGTGGTGAAATGTTCTCACCAATTTCTAACCCAGACTCACCAACTACTCGGCTGTCCAGAATCTTTTGAATAATCTTTTCGTATTCCATCTTACACCTCTTTATAAATGTTTGACCAAATTTTTAGTTTTTCTTTTTTAGCCATTCTAGCAGCATTTAGCTTCGTATCTGTTATTATACACTTTTCCACCAAAATGTCAATCATGGCTTGCAAATCACCAATCTCTTCTTCCAAACTTTCCATATTACTTTTGCCAGTCACTGGATGTTTGGAGTCGAAACCGAAACGGAAAATTTTAGAAATGGATTGTGTGACCTCTGCACATTCTTCCTGTGTGATACACAAAATCTCTTTCATCTGTTTATTCATATTTTAACCGTTAATGATTTCGTTCAACAATATTGTATTGCCGTCACCACCTTGGCAAAAACTCTCCGCCAGCGTCTGAGCATCTGGTTCATTTTGCAAAGTGGATCTCTGTACAACTTTCTTATTGATGTACAGTGCAACTTCCCAAAGGTCCCATCGTGGATCCATGTGTTGTTTTATACGGGTAACCGTGGCAGTCCGGCCTCCAGTTCCATTATATTCTGAATAAAGTTCCATGATAATTCCTTATGTAATTAGTCCAATAAAACGGTTCAGCACAATTCGACTTGCTAGGCGCTGACCGCTATACTTTGCAAATGCAGCAACGATACCTCGATTCGTTACATTTTCTTTAACTTCGAATGTTCCAGCTTCATCCGTATCTAGGCCCGATGACCGCAAGATGTAGTACTCATCATAACCACTGTTTTCTAAAATTGTAAAGTTGTCTTTGCGGAATGAACTCTTCAATTCTTCGTGATTGGTTTGTTTAGAATACCACTGATGTATTTTCCGGTTAAACTCTCGACCAGAAATCACATAGAACCCAATCACATTAGAATTTGTCCTAAGTTTTAACAATTTAATTAAAGCTTGTGTCTGTTCTGATTGATTGCGAGATTCCATATCGACAACACATTCATTTTTGGTTATCGTATCACGAATCACCATTTTTGTTCCACGGCTACTTGATACAGACAAATGTGACCTGTCGTGTGACCTGTCGTTTAAATTATATGTGTAATAATCACGGAGTGCTCCACCTTCACCATCTGTCAAAAAGATTGTGTTGACGATTTGAAGTTTGTTTCTTTTCTGAAAATCTGGAACAACCGTCATTGCATGTATAATGGCATCATTCAGTGGAGTGCCTTGCATGTAAAACCAATGTGGTCTAGCTCCTGGTCTTCCATTGTACATACCACACATATTAACAAGTGCTGAACCCGCAAAAGTGAAATCTGAATTATTCATTTTACTGGATAGAATATTCAACAGTCCATGGCCATGAAGAGCTATGTCATTCAATTTACGTTTCTGATTAACCATGTATTGTTTTTCGGTGTCATCAGTGAATGCATAAACTTCAAAAGGAATATTCACCTTTCTGCAAAATAAACACAAATTAATCAGTTGTTTCAAAGTATTGGCCATATGTTCGGTCATGGAACCAGACCAATCAAGAAACAATACTAAACCATGTGACTTGCCACCAGGTACAACAGAGATTTTTTTGAAAACATCTTCATTAAAATTGTAAGAGAACAACTTTTTCATGTCGAGATCACCGGTTTTAGCGGTTGAAGCTCGTTTCAGTTGGTCTGCATTCTTACGCATCTCAAATTCTTTGGCAAGATACGATACAACTTTGGAACTTTCGTTTCGGAGTTTTAGGTAACCTACAGTGTCAATCAAAAAACCATCACTTTTGTACAATTTCCACAAACTTTTGTAATCGAATACAAGTTTTGGATCAATTTCTGGAATATTTACGTATGTGTAATTTCCTGGTTTTTCATCAAAGAGTCGATTTTCATTTTTCTTGAATGATTCATCTGTGAACGAGCGAATTTCATCATCTGAAATATCATCTTCATCAGAAAAATCGTCAATTTTCTCATTTGATTTTGATTTTTTTTCTGGTTTATCGTTAGTTTTAGATTCAGGCAATTCATCAGAGTCAAAATCTTCATCATATTCACCTTCCGAATTGTCTCCTTCAACTTCTTCGAAATCATCATAGTCATCATCACCATCTTCACCGTCTTCGGCTTTGGATTTTGCGCGTTTTTCTTTTTCCTCTTGAATTTTCATCTTCATGTATTCAACAATCCGAGCGGAAACATCAATTACATCGTCATATGTTTCGGTTGTCTCAACATCATTGAGTAAATTTCGTTCTTCGTCATTAAATTCAATACGCAGGCCTGCACCGGCTTTACAATGCAGGTTAATCCTGTCGATAAAATTCATTTTGTTTATATTCGTGTCGTTGATACCAAAAAAATCTTTGGCCAAGAGCTCTTGATAAGCTTTTGTGAACGAATTTTTCAATCCTGGATATTTGTATTTGATTTTTCTTTCAATCCTGGAATCTTCCACCACATTTGCAACGCCCATGTGAATTTTCAATTCTTTAGCTCTCAACATTCCGTCCATTGGCGTGTATAATGCATGGCCAACTTCATGTCCTGTGAAAAGGTCATAAAGATATGAAGAAATATTTTTGTCCAATGTAGGAATAGTCAAAATTCGATTCAATACATCGAATGATGCTGTCTGAACCGGCCGTTGTTCAACGGTCAAGTTCTCCGTTGCCATCAGTTTAGCTAAAAGTGATTTCGAATCAATCAGTTCCATTATTTTTTCTCTGTAATATGTAAAACATTGCCTGTGGGTGTCTCTACAACTTCAAGGTTGAGTGTGGTATTTTCTGTCCAACCAGTTTCACTAATAAGTTCATCTGGAAATTGCAAAATTGCATCACCGGTGCCATCATCCGTTTCAATTAACTCTGTAACCCAAGATTTTTGACTATCACTCATAACTTTCTTTCAATTTATTGTAATTTTCTAAATCTTTTTCAAAATGTGTCTGTACTACCCAAGAACGAACAGCTTCATCTAGTGGTTTCCACTCCACATTCGATTTATTTTGTTCCACCGTTACGTTTGGCATTTGTTCATTCATGTTTTTCACCTTTGTTGATATGTTTTTGCTTACGGTTGTATTTTACATCAATTTTATGCTTTTGTAAAGGCTTAATTGGTGTTCTACAGAATGGGCGTTGTAATTTTACAACGAAACTTATTTTATCTCTCATTTTATCGCCTCATGTTTGAAATTTGTACGGCTTCTTCGCTATTGAACACCGGTACAGCGTTTGATTTGTGCATTGTTGCAATACCCAGTACTTTTGTGCCGGTATAAACCTTTGCATCCGCCTTGAGCGCAGGTACTGATCCTGTATCTAGGGATTTATGCTTAATTGATTCGCGTCCAGCAGGAACGGACAATTTATAATCCGTCATCACATTGGAGGATTTAGGTAAAATGAGTTTTTTTGTTGGCTGATGCGATTTTAACCACTGCTCGTATTGGTCGCGTTTGGCCTTTGGCAATTTTTTTGCCTTTGACTTTGGTGTTCGTGTATAGATCATCATACTAGTTCCTTTGAATGTATTGATTATACTACAAACAAGAACTTGTGTCAAATTGTGTGTTGTACTAAAACAACATAAAAAATTAAATGAAGTGTTTAACTTTTCTCTTGGTGGTTTTTTGCGAGTTTTCGTAACTTGCGAAATAATCATAATCCTCAGAATTGGATTTTTTTCTTCCAGATTTTTGTTCTTCTCGCTTTTTCTTCCTTGGCTGGAAACCTACACTATCTTCATAATCGTAAAAATCTTCTGAATTACGATATTTACTCAAAATTTTCGACACTTTAATTTAACTCCTTATTTAATAACAGCAAACGTAATTCCACGAATTTTATATTCGGGAATATCTCCCATATCCCTGTCACGATCAGATACATAAATTATATTTGACATAGGATAACACAATTTTACAAGTTTCAATAAATTACATGCGGTTCCGTCAATATCATGGAAAGAAAACACTTCATCCACAACACTCAAACTTTCCATGATTTCTTTTCTCTGTTCGAATGAGTTTTTAGTAATTACTTTGTGCATATTCATATAATCATCGGAATGTAAACCAACAATTAACCAATCACCTTTGGATTTACAGGCTTTGAGTATTTTAATCTCTTCATATGTTATGCCGTCAAATTCACCGCATATAACAATGATCTTTTCCCTAGGTGTCATGGCAACATGTCTGGAAATGCCTCTTTTACAAACTTATAATCTAATCCCTTTACACCTAAGTCTTTTTGGAATATACCAAGAATGATTTCGGCTTCTCTAGGTTCAATCGATTCGAGCATCTGTACTAAGAGCTCTTTGCTTCGTGTTGCGCTAAGTGTTTCAGCAGTTGGATTGCCTTCTAAAAACATATACATTTTCCTTAGCTGTGCGCTGAGGCTATCATATGTTAAACCTGGCATCATGTCTGTTGGTATCTTATAGTTGTCCGGCAACTCTTTTACTTTCCACTTGAATTGTGGATGATATGTAAATTTTAATACATCAACCAATGCTTGTGATAAATTTTGACCAATAATTTGCATTCGCTCTTTTTTATTTTTGGCATTCTCAAACTCATCAAAAATTTCATATAAAAACTTCATTAAAATTCCTCAAGTACTTCAATTAGACCTTTCAGTCTGTTGGCAATTAAATAATCCAAAATCTTTCCCTTGGACACTGGTTTAGTCTCTTCATAACTATTTATAATTTTCGATTTGATATCCTCTGGTATGTTTTGTAGATCAATCAGTGTTTTGTTGCGAGAGAAACCAATGCTAGCACCTTCATCTTCCCAATTCATATAATCGGTTTGCATCATTTTATCAAAACGAACCTTACTGATTGTTGTTTGTCTCATGTCACGTACAAAACAATCGGCCGGAGA